ATTACATCAACCCATTAAATCTAATTACCACAAAAAAATCTGGTAATTTCTTTTTGTATTATGAAAGCAGACCATCAGTACCGCAAGGGCAAAAAAGAGTTGCTGGTTTTGATCCGTACCTAAACGTGTTGTATACTGGCGAACCATATATTTCATTTAATCAAAATCAAGAAAGATCATCTTACGGTGGGCCACAAATGAGTGACGCATCATTAGATAATATAAATGATGATATTATTTGTACTAGCGCAAACTACTCAGGCCAAGAAAAAATGGTCTGGATTAAAAATACTGGCACTCCTACTGGTGGGTATAATTATTACGAACACAGCATAAGCACCACTTATTACAATACTAATACTGCGTGGTCAGGGGTTACAGATTTTAGGTCGCATATCATTGGCGATCAGTGTTTTACATGGAGAAATGGCCCTAATGGATGTGCGTATATGCGATACAGATGGCCTAGTTCTGGACAAACAACTTGGTATAATTCAAGCGATATTCAAGGCATAAATCCAGGTAAACAAAAGACCAGTGCCCTTATAAATACTTTTGATCCAATAGACCCTACTAGTCAATCTACAGAGTTTATAGTCGTTCATGGAACAGCTTACTCAAACGTTAGATTTTTTAGAATGACAGGTGCTGGAGCGTTGAGCACATCAGGTGGGTTTTCAATGACCCAACTGGGAACAAACAATGCGTATTATGCAACAACAGCATTAGATAGGGCTAATAATACTGCTTACATATATGACAGTGACCAGGATGTTATAATTAAATGGAATTATGCAACTAATACAGTTTCTACATATACGGTTACTTTACCTGGTGGTCTTAACCTTACTCAAATATCTAATCCAATGGTTTTTCTTAATGGCTACTTGTATTTATGGTTATATTGCAATCATAACTCAAATGGTGGCATTTTTCTAACCAGAATGGACGCAAGTAATTTAAGTTCAACTACAGCATATAAAATATTTAATACGCAAGGAACTAGAAGTTTAGACGGTGGTGCAATGAATATGGTTGAAGGGCCAAACAGTGCAACTGGTGAGACTGATTTATTGAGTTTGGCTTTTAGTTATAGGTCTGCTGCTAGTGGAAGCTACACTGATGCGATAATTGCTAATATGTTGTTTACAGATATTCCACAATTGGCAAGTTTTGGAGCAGTTGGCGCTAAATTAAATGTGCAAAGCGCTACTGTAACAGTGGCGTCTTCTTCTTATTACGATGGTCAAGTAAGTAAATTTACCAATGCCAGCAGTCAAGGCTCTTTTTTACTAAGTGATATTTACACTGGTAATCAAGGTACAGGTTATCCAGGTACACAATTTTGGTCTAATCATTGGAACTCGCGAAGTCCATATGGGTTTGGAACGCAAACAAAAACAACATTATAACTTTGGAGAAAAAAATGTATGTTAAAATAGTTGATGGGGCAGTAGATACCTACCCATATACAGTGGCAAATTTAAGAGAAGAAAATCCTAATACTTCTTTTAATAAGAGTATAAGTGATGAAGAATTTGCTAGTTATGGAGTATTACCAGTAACTTATGCAGACCCACCAAGTTACACCCAAAGAACACAGTATCTATCACAAGACGAAACACCTTCACTAGTGGATGGAGCTTGGACAATTACATTTACAGTTATGACAAAAACCTCTGAGCAAATTGCTGAATATGATACAGCTATAGCCTCAAATAATAGAGGAGAAAGAGATTTTAAGTTAGGGCAAACAGACTTTTATGCGCTTTCTGACGTTACAATGTCTAGCGAAATGACCACGTATCGCCAAGCCTTGCGAGATATTACAACGCATGAAAACTGGCCTAACTTGGAAGATGCTGATTGGCCTACTAAGCCGTAGAGGGATAAATTAATGCCTCTCATACCGTTAAATATACCAAAAGGCCAATACCGAAACGGAACAGACTTGATGGCGCAAGGTCGCTGGAGAGATGTAAACTTAATTCGGTGGCATGAGGATGCTTTGCGTCCAATAGGTGGATGGCGTCAAAGGCAGTCTGTTAATTTGCAAGGCGTTGCCAGAAGAATTATTTCTTGGGAAGATAATACAGCTAATCGTTTTTTGGCGGCTGGAACAGATACACATTTATATGCTGTAAATGCTGGTGGAGTTAGAAGCGATATTACCCCTGCATCTTTTACGGCTGGTCTTGTAAATGCTGGTGTTAATACTGGTTATGGTGGCGGTTTTTATGGGTTTGAGGAATACGGCGAACCTAGACAAGATGCAGACCAAGTTGCCCCTGCTACTGTCTGGTCATTAGATAATTGGGGAGAGTATTTACTTGCGTTATCTCCAAATGATGGCGTTTTAAATCAATGGCAGCTAAATGGTGCTGTTGTAGCACAGCCTGTAACCAATGCACCAACAGGAAATACAGGTTTTATGGTAACAGAAGAAAGATTTGTAGTTTGCTTTGGTGCTGGTGGTGATCCACGCCTAATTCGGTGGAGTGACCAACAAGATAATACTACTTGGACTGCTGCTTTAACAAACCAAGCTGGTGACGCACAAATACAAACGAACGGAACTATTCTAAGGGGAATAAGGACAAGAGGTCAGTCTTTAATTTTAACTACAGAAGATGCCCACAGTATGACTTATGCAGGGCCACCTTTTGTTTACATTTTGGAAAGAGTTGGAACTTCTTGCGGTTTGGTTGGTGCGGCTGCTGCTGCTGCTGTTGACGCTGGTGTATTTTGGATGGGGCAAAGAGGCTTCTTTTTATATTCTGGTGGTAAAGTGCAAGAAATTATGTGTGAAGTTGGAGACTTTGTTTTTTCTGATATTAACACAGATCAAAAAAGTAAAATAAGTGCAGTAGTTAATTCTTCATGGAATGAAATATGGTGGTTTTATCCAAGCAAAGGTTCTTTGGAATGTGATCGTTACGTTGCGTATGATTACGCAGAAAATATTTGGATGACAGGAGAGATGGATAGAACATCAGGTGTTGATCGTGGTGTTTTCAGATATCCATTATTTGTTGCAAGTGACGGTAAAATATACGAACACGAGGTTGGTTATAATTATGATTTAGCTGCACCTTATGCAGAAACAGGCCCAATTTCACTTGGTAATGGCGATAATTTAATGAGCGTTGTTGAGCTAATACCAGACGAAAAAACGCAAGGTGATGTAACTGCAAAATTCAAAACAAGATTTTACCCTAATTCTAGTGAAAAAGAATTTGGGCCATTTAACATGAGCAATCCAACTGCTGTAAGGTTTCAAGGGCGTCAAGTAAGAATGAGAGTAGACGGTAATGCTTCAACTGATTGGCGTGTTGGTATAATGCGAATGGATGCTAGGCAAGGTGGTCGTAGGTAATGAGAGCAGTCCCACCTTATACACCAGATATACAAACATGGGCAGAAAATATAAGAAAGTTTCTTGGCAAGGCTCTAAATCAACTTGACGCCAAGGATCAATATTCTTCTGCTGCTGAAGATGGTGTTATTTTATATGATAGAGTAAAAAAATTTGTAGTGGTTTCATCAGCAAATTCTTTTAAACAAGTTGCAACTAAACAAATTACACCAGCATCAAATGTTGGAGCTGCTGGTGATGCGGCTGGAATGATCGCTTGGGATACAAACTACATTTATATATGTGTTGGTTCTCACGATGGTTCTACAGCAATTTGGAAACGTGTAGCGTTGAGTACATGGTAAGAGTATGAAAGATTTTATTTTAAGTGATGATTTAGAGCGTTGCAAACCTTGGATAGAAGACGCATTAGAGTATTCTAACGGAACGCATAACTTTGATGATATTGTTTTAGGCATTGCTGAAAGTAGGATGCAATTATGGGCTGCACCAAAGGGGTGCATTGTCACAGAAATTGTGGTATACCCACAAAAGAAAGTATTAAATTTATTTTTAGCTGGTGGTGAATTGGAGCAATTAAAAGATATGAATACTGATATTACTAATTGGGCTATATCACACGGCTGTACTGGTGGAACTTTAACAGGTAGGTTAGGTTGGAAAAAAGCACTAGCACCACTTGGTTGGAAATTAATTAACGCACAATACGCATTGGAGGTTTAAATGGGTGGCGGTTCACAAAAACAAGAAACAATATACCCTGAATTTGGTGAAACTCTTGTACAGCAAGGTGTTGGGATGGGTAGAGATGTTGCCACACAACAGGCTACATATATACCAGGATTTGGCCCTACTGTAGCTTCACTAACACCATCTGATAATGCTGTGGCGCAAAGTACAGACATGATGGCTGATGCTTTTGGTCTTCCGGCAAGTGGCGGTCAATCATATTTGCCGCAAGAACAAGTATATGATGGTGGAATACGAGGGTATTCTTCAGCGCCTTTAGAAAAACAAATTGTTGGGCAAATACAAGATGCATATCCTGGTTTTGCTGAATACACAGAAAGTTTTGGTATGAACCCAGTAAGTGGAGAAGTCGGTTCAAGAGCGCCAGAAATGCAGCCTGTAGAGTTAGAAATGCAAGGCAGTGGTGGAAGAAAGTAGGAGAAAGTCATGGGTCAAAGTGCTAATCCAAGTGCAACAAGAGCAGCGCCACAAATTGCAAATGCAATAAGCGGATTTACAAATAGGTATCCGCAAGGTGGGCAAAATCAATCATCTACACGAATTAATCCTGGTAGAGCACTTGGAAGTATAGCAAGTTCTGTATTACCACAATCTCAACCACAACAACCAGCCACGCCGAATGTTTTTCAGCAGTCTGCTAATGCTATGAGGGGCGCACAAGATACATACGGAAGGTTAAGTAATTTTAGTCCACAAAATATGACAGGTGCTACAGCTTCACCTACAGCAACTTTTGGCGGTGCAACTGTTCGTGATGCAGCCCAAGTTAATCCAATTTCTGTTGCCCCTGCTGCTTCTTATGGCGGCGCATCTATCGGAGACATAGAGAGAGTACAAGCAGCTCAATTAGGGCCAGCTAGAGAAATGAACGCTGTGGGTGCAGTAAGAGGGGCGGTAGCTCCAGGGCAAATTGCAGTAGATCAATTGCAGACACGCGACATACAAGATTATATGAACCCATACCAAAGTCAGGTAATAAACCCTGTAGCTGATGCAATTGAG